GAGCGGTCGATGACGCTGGCGGTGCGAAGGTATGCGCTCGGCGCTGCCGATCGTCTCGCCAAAAGGATCCCACAGGTCGTCGAGACCTCTCCCGAGAGGTCCGCTGGTGTTCCGAGCGTTGTGCGACAGTTGACGGATCTTCAGATCGAGAAATTGCTGGCGCATGCGGAAGAAACGGCGCTTTTCGACGCGGTCGTCCGAGGCATCTACGTCGACATGGTTGCGCGAGGATACCGAGACGCCGCGAAGCGCATCGGCATCGACCTCGCCGCACCAGGCATTCAGCAGACGCTCGTTCGGCAGATGGTTGAGACTCTGACGCACTACTGGAACGACACCACCAAGGAGTACGTCCTCCGAGCGGTTGAGGACGGCATCGCGCAGGGCCTGACCACATCGCAGATGCAGACGGCGATCCTCCAGAACAAAGCATACAATCCAGCTCGCGCAAGAATGGTCGCCAGGACGGAGACCACTCGCGCACTCAACGCAGCAGCGAGCGCGTCATGGGACCAAGCGGTACTTCAAGGCATCAACCTCGAGGTCGAGTGGATCACCGCTCGCGACGACGAGGTGAGAGAAACACACAGAGAGCTCGATGGTGCCAGGGTCAAGCCAGGCGTGCAGTTCATTAACTCGCAGGGTCATGGCGCGTTCTGTCCTGGGCAATTCGGCCTGGCTGCGGAGGACATCAACTGTAGGTGTGTCGCGCTTGAGAGCGTTATCAGATAATAATCCAGCTGAATTCAGTGCGGGAGAAAAAATGACCTGGATCGTATGCAAGGCCGTCACAGGCGAGGATGGGCTGACCAAGGTTACCGCATCCACACCGGCGTCAGACCGATACGGCGACGTGGTTTCCGCTCCATGGTCGCTTGATAGATACCGCGCGAATCCTGTGGTCGTTTTCGCGCACGATTACTCGCAGCCAGCCGTCGGTCGAGCAGTCGACGTCAGACTCGAAGGCGAGAACCTCGTCGCAACCATCCAGTGGGACGACCATCCGTCGAACCCTCTCGGCCAGACTGTGGCGCACCAATTCCGATCGGGATTTCTCAACGCAGTGTCCGTAGGCTTCCAGCCAGGCATCGCGGTCCGCAGGTCCCAACTCGACACAAGCGACCCGTTCTATGCAGAGAAGGGCAATTGGTTTAAGGACAACGAACTCCTCGAAATCTCCGCAGTGCCGATCCCAGCAAATCCTGAAGCGCTCGCCAGGCGATCGTTGTCGCCATGGATGGAGCGCCACATCCTCGAGGTTGAGGATACTGACGCAGGGCTTCGGGTTCTCTACGCAAGGCCGACCGAAGACCAGCCGGAAGCCGAGGATGAGTCCGTCGCTGCCGAGACGGAGGCAGCTCCGTCCTGGCTGGACGACGACGACGAAAAAGAAAAGCGCTCTCTGCTCGATGAGGTCCTCGAACGGTCTCTGCGCGACGAAGTCCTCGACCTGATTCGGACGGACACATCCATCCAGGCCGCGCTCGCTGCGCTGGCCGACGTGCGCCGTGAAACCCCATGTGGTATCACTTCTGTTATTGATGACCTTTTCGGTTTCTCCGACTAACCGCTCTATAAAGGGAGTTCCCCATGAGCCAAGACCGTTCAGACAAATTCCAAAACATGTCCCGCGAGGAAGTGTTTGCGAGCCTCAACGACATCGTGGAGCGCCAGCAAACGCTCTCCGCTCGCGGTGATTCCCTCTCCGAGCAGTTGGAAACAAAGGCCGAAGACCTCAAGGCGCTCCAGAAGCGCCTGGCCGAAATGGAAAACCGCAAGAACCTCAATGTCGCTTCAGAGGGCGATGTAGAGATGCGGCACTACGTTGATGGCGACCGCATTCGCTGGTCTGACGAGGGGCATAAGAAAGGAATTTTGACGGACGCTCCGCGAACCGACTGGCAGCGAGAACTTCGCTCGCTCGTCAGCGAGCGCAACCTCGCCGCTGCATTCGTGTCCCGTGGTGGAACTCCGAAGCTTGACGCCAAACTGGCGAACCACATGAGCAAGGCTCCCCAGGCGATCCAGAGAATATTCGCCGACAGCGCAGGCATTGGCGCGGAGTTCATTCCTGACATCCTCGTTCCAGACCTCTACACCGACCTGATGGGCGCTCGGCGCGTTGAGGCGCTGTTTCCGACGTTGACGATGCCAGCGGCGACGACGCTTCTTCCGTTCGTCTCGCTCGGTTCGACTCCGTACATCGGAGCGGTCCCTACAGCCGACGATCCTGCCAAGTTCACCGCCAGCTCGGATGTGACCGCGCAGCGGACGATCGCCGCGAAGAGCTTTCGGGTTCGGATGCAGGCTGACGACGACGCATTGGAGGACAGTGTGGTGATGGCGCTGCCGCTTCTCCGCTCAAGTTGCATCTCGGCCCTTGTCGATGGCGTGGAAGACGCGATCATCAACGGCGACACCGCTGGAGCTGGAACCGATGCGTACAACCTCTGGAACCCTCGCTCGCGCTGGGATTCAGGTGCAACGCTCGGCGGCACATCGGATCACCGCAAGCACTGGATTGGTCTACGCCATCGCGCGTTCGACACGTCGGCAGCGGTTGATAGCTCTGGTGCGCAGACCTTCGCTGGGTACATGACGATTCGGTCGACCCTCGATGCCCCTCAAGGTGTCGCTGGCGATCTCGTCTGCATCACGTCCGCGGAGTACCTGATCACCAAAATGCTCCAGTTCACCGAGGTCGTGACAGTCGACCAGTTCGGTCCTGCGGCATCGGTGATTACCGGTCAACTGGCGAACCTGGCAGGAGTGCCGATTGTGATCTCTGACTTCATGACAGCAGATCTCAACGACTCGGGCCTGTTCGACAACGTCACGACGAACAAGACCTCGCTGCTCATCGCGAACGTCTCTCGGTTCCTGGTCGGTCAATACCGCGCAGCGACCGTCGAGCTTGATCGCGAGATCAGCAACGGAGTCACGAACGTAGTCGCGACTCGTCGTGTGGCCTTCGGAACCGTCGACTCGGCGAGCAAGAAGAACTGCGCCCTGGCCTACGACCTCGACAACTCGTAACGGGACCGAAAGGAGATCAGGCATGCCTCGCGTCAAATTCAAAGGATTCTCTCACCTCGACCGATATGCCAGAGTTGGCGTCGGCGAGGCCTGGATCAAGGACGAGGTGCGAAGCGTGTCTGATTCCGAGGCCAATCAACTGACCCGAAAGTACCCAGAGGCGTTTAGCGTCGTCTCTGGGTCGGTCAGTACACCTCCTCGCACTGCCGCAGTCGAGTCGCCAGCGCCAAGGGCTGCATCAGGCCCACTCGATGCTCTCGACTTGTCGGTGTCAGACCTGAAAGCGGCGCTCGCCGCTGGAGGCCTTGATGCGAGCCTTGACGAACTCCTCGCCGCAGAGGAGAACGGTAAGACCAGGCAAGGCGCGATTCGTGCGATCAAGGCAAGGCTCGAAGTTGTCGGGTAGGAGTCACGATGGCCTTAATTTCTGCCGCAGAGGCTCGGGCCTATATTCGAGGGCTGACAGGAACCGCAGAGGACACCCTCCTCGGAACCCTGATCGACAGAACTGGCGCTGCGTTTGCGAGGTACTGCTCGTTCCCTGCGGCCAGCACTGGAGGCATGCCAACAATCGAGTCAACGGCCTACACCAGATACCTCGATGGGCCTGGTGGAAACACGCTCCGGCTGGGTGTGCGACCCATTCTCTCGGTAACGTCGATCCACGACGATCCAGACCGGTCTTACGGGTCGGACGCTCTAATCGCGGCGGCTGATTACGAGGTCTTTGGAGAGGATGGAATCGTCGTCCTGAAGACTACTGGAGCGACGGCTGCGTTTTCGCAAAGTTACAGATCCATTAAGGCCGTCTACACCGCCGGCTACAGCACTGTTCCTGACGATGTGAAGCACGCCGCGTGCCTTCAGGTCCGCTGGTGGTACGAGGGCAGAGACATCGTCGGATTCAGGAGCGTTTCGCAGACTGGCGGTTCAATCTCGATGGGAGGCGATGGAGCAGGAGGATCGCTGCGCCTGCTCGATGAGGTAAAGGAAGTGCTCGCTCCCTATCGCTTGACAGATGCCTGGCTCGGTTGATGGGCAGGACGATCACCCCAGAGGAGTTCGCGGACCGGATGGCTCGGCTGTCCTCTGGCGGATTCTACAAGGCCATTAAGCGCGAGGCGACAGAGGTTGGAATCTTCGCCAAGGGTCGCGCAGTGCTCTATGCGACCCAGCGACTGAACGTTCGGAGCGGTCGGCTCCGGTCATCGATCGCCTACGGAATAAAGCTGAAGCCTCGGTCGATTGAAATCCAGCTCCATGCTGGAGGCCATGTTCAGGGCGAAGATGTCCCTTACGCGAGAATTCAGGACCTCGGCGGAAAGATCGTCCCGAAGCGCGCAAAGCGACTGGCCATCCCAGCGAAGGGCGGACCAGCCGAAGCTGCCTCGGGAGATGCGAGGAGAGCTGGGCCGAGGTCCTGGGGAGAACTGCTCCGTGTTCACAAATTCCAGACCGGAGGCCTCGCGCTCGTTAGCAGAACGGAGCCGATGCAGGTTTATTACTGGCTCGTCAAATCGGTCCGCATCAAGCCGAAATATTACCTAAGCGACGCGTTCGATGAGGCGCAGGACAACATGACGATGCGCCTGCGGTCTGTCGCGAAGGTAGTCCAGAATGGGTAGCAAGGAACGCCTGATTCTCGGCGCGATCAAATCCCAATTGCAGGGAATCGACGCGACTGGCACATACACCTTCGACCTCTCTGGGGATGATCAGGTGATGGTCGGCGCGACGATGATGCCGGACCGCATCCCAGCCATCTACATTTATGCGAGCGCGACGCAGTCCGTGATCTCACCTGGAAGAACAGTGCTCCGAAATTATGACCGGACGCTTTTTGTTCAGATCGAGGCATGGGTCAACGCAACGACCTCCGCTGTGGGCGAGGCCCATTTGCGAGCCCTCGACATCCAGGACGACGTGTTCAAGGCTGTCGAGAGCGACCGCACACTCGGCGGTCAGGTTGACGACGTGATACTCTCGGGTCAGACCTATGATGGCGAAGCGCTCCAGCGACCAGGCTTTGGCCTCGCTGTGGTGATCTGCCAGTGCTCGTACAGAGAAGTGGGAGGGACTGGATCGTGAGTTGGCTGGATTCCGCTTGGACATACAGACAGGCGATCGTCGTGGACAATACGTCTGGCTCGGCCACTATCGACGTCACAGCGACGATCCCATCGGACTTCGACCCGTTCTGGGACAATGTTCTCGCCAGTGGGTTCGACATTCGGATCACCCTCGCAGACGGAAAAACGCTCGCAACCTACGACGTCGACTCGTTCAACAAGGTCAACAGGACCTGCACGCTTGAGGTCGACAATCTCGCCGCCGCATCGACTGATGCCATGCTGGTTCTCTGGCTCTACTGGGGAAACGCGCTCGCGGGTGATGGGGCGACCACATTCACCCCATCCGGCGCAAAGACCGGCTACATCGTTCCAGACTGCATGCCTGCTGGCTATGTCGTCGCCGCTGGCGCAGCGAGACCAGGCGACCTGCGACCGTCCAGTCGCATTCAGAAGACCGTCGAGGAGGAGTTACACGTCTGGTTCGATTTGCGTCCGCTACTCGCGCGACGAAACACTCCATTCGCGGGATCTCCGCTGTGCGAGGAGATCGAATTTCTCCAGCTCGACGTCAAAGCTGGCGGCGTTTCGCAGGCTCCGATGTTCGATGAGGACGAGACCAGAGTGATAACGCCTGGGCTGGTTCGGACCTCCGTGAAGGCCGGAAACGACACCTCTGACTATACAATCACCCTGACCGTCAAGACGACGGAAGGGAAAATCCTTAATCCTCGCGCGCTCTTGTTGGTGCGCGATCTTGACGAAGCATAAAGGGAGTCAAAAATGGCCTATCTGGGACGCGGCGCTTGCCTGGGCGCTGGAGTTGAAACAACCTGGGGAACCGCAGTCTCCCGCACGAACTGGCGACCGCTCATCAGTTCGAACCTGACACGAACCGTAGAGAGAGTGCCTCGCGCGGACCTATTCAGCGACGCTGGCGCAGCGACTCGTAAGGGCCACTACGATCTGATCGTTGAGGCTGGCGGAAACGCAACGATGCTCTGTACCTACGATAACGTCGGACTCTTTCTCGCGGAGGCGACTGGAGGGACCACAGGGACGACCGGAAGCGATCCGTACACCCACACATACAATCTCGCCGCCAGCCTGCCGACTGGGATGACTCTCGAATTCAACAGAGGGACAGGGACCAGTGAGGTTTTTGAGGGCTGCAAGGTCAACCAGATGACGCTCGCATGCTCCGCTGGCGAGGCGATGACGATGAGCCTGGACTTTATGGCGGAGGACGGAGTCGCGCGGAGCAGCGCTGGAACTCCGTCGTTTAACGCCATCGAGAACGTCATCCTCTTTCACCAGGCAGGGTCATTCACCTTTGGCGGAAACTCCTATAATCTCAACAGCCTGGAGATCACAGTTAACAACGCGCTGACGCGCAGGAACCTGCTCGGATCCCAGTTGACGAAACAGCCAGAGCGAGGAGACTTTTCGGAAATCACGATGTCCGTCGATGTTGAGGCCTCCGACCAATTGTACGCAGACCTGCGATCTGGCGCACAGAGTGACGCGGCCATCACGTTCACAAGCGGGACTCGATCCTTCGCGATCACTCTCCAGAACGCCTACCTCACTGAAGCGACCGACCCAGTGAACAGCGCAGGCATCGTTCAGCAGAGCTTGAGCTTCGTCGGCGAGAGCGATGGGACGGACTTCGGACTGGCGATCGTCGTCATAAATGCAGAGGCGAGCAGAATCGCAAATTAACGCAGAAACGGTACATATCGAGCCAACGAGGTGCTCAAAAGCCACAATTCAGCGCAGGCGCAAGTGGACCCGTGAATGGGGTCCGTCTCGCCATTCTGGTCCTAAATCGGATTAGGTATATATACCCGATGGACAGGCAAGACGGCACGTCGCGCGCCCTGTGGCGAATGAGCACATGCAGACGCACGTTGGCCGAGTTCAGCTGAATATGCAGGTTTCCGGATAATTAGGAAGAGTATTCAAACGCAAACCCCATCCAAAGGAGCACAGAATGGGAGCAGCAATCCAGGCATTACAAGATGCGTCGTTCAACGAGGTCGAGGCAATCGGACTTCAGTGGAGAATCAGCAGGATCAGATCGTCAGATCTGGCGAAGGTCGGCGTCGCAGCATTCGCGCTCGCAGCGAAGAATGAAAACGAAACAACCGAGTCGAGCATTGCGGCGCTCACTCCAGAGCAGGCAGAGAAACTGGCCTCGTATCAAGAGGCCGTCGTTTGTGCTGGAGTGAAGCAGGTTCGTCCATTCGCTGATGAAGCCTGGGAGGACGTCATGCTGATGATCTCTGAAACCCGAGCGAGTCCTGCCGAGGGGCGACTGTGGATCGGCTCGCTTCCAGCGAAAGCGATCACCGTTCTGTTCACCTCAATCATGGAATTGTCGACTGACGAAGGAGGTGCAGCAGAGCGGCTGACGTCCTTTCGCGACGCAGCCGGAGCTGCTGTTAATGCTTGATGCTGTTGCCAGGCGCTATGGGTGCTTTCCGCATGAGGTTCTGGACCTCGACCCGTTCGAGCTTGGACTTGCGTTAGAATGCTATCGACAGGCTGACGCTACGTCAGCACAGGCTATCGAGAGAATTAGCAAGCGCGGAGGCATGGTCTTTCCGGTTGTGGCTGTGAGGTAGCGATGGCGCAAGAGAGAATTCAGTACGTCCTCGAGCTAATCGACAAGGCCTCGAAAGAGCTCGATGATGTCAAGCGAAGCGCAGAGGGCGCTTCTGACGGTCTCGATGACGCATCGGATTCCAGCGGAGGCCTCGGAGCGGCTCTCGCGAAAAACAAGGGTCCGCTACAGGCCGCCGTGGTTGCGCTGGCTGCTATCGGGTTCGCCGCTGCGAAGACCGGAATGGCATCGGTCGCGTTCGCCTCCCAATTGGAAAACCTCGAGGTTCGACTGAAGTTCTTCGTTGGCGGAGCGGAGAACGCCAAGGCGCGCGTTCAGGAGTTGTTTGAGATCACCAAGTCGACGCCGTTCCTGGTGGACGATCTGGTTGAGGCCGATGTCGCGCTTCGCGCCTTCGGAGTTGACGCCGACAAGGAATTGCAGACGGTGATGGACTTCGCCGCTGCACAAGGAATGGCGCTGTCGGACTCCGCACGCGCTATCGGACAGGCGTTCGCCCTCGGAGCTGGAGGAGCAGAGGTCCTTCGCAAGAAGGGCGTGATCGAAATGATCAAACTGAAGACCGGCATCAAGGCGACCGACATGAGCCTTGGCGAATTCCGCAAGAATCTCATGGAAACGATCGGCACGGAGTTCAAGGGCGCTGCGGATGATCTATCGCTGACCTTCGACGGAATCATGTCGAACCTCCAGGGAAAATGGCAGAACGTCCTGAAGGACGTCGCCGACCTTGGCGTTTTTGAGGAGGTAAAGAAATCCCTCAATGGCGTTCTCGAGGTGATGAACAAGAACGAGGAGGCGGCGGCGGCGCTCGCTCGGACGACCGCGAACGTGCTCATCAAGTCGCTCCGGCGTCTCGGCATCGTTCTCTCGCGGATAGCGGCGGCGGCGAGCCTCGTCCGGCTGGCCTTTGCTGAACTGCACCTGATGTCGAACGAGCTCCAGATCGCATTCCTTCAGGAACGCATGACGGCGCAGCGGGATCGCTTCAATCAGATCGCGAACAACGCAAAGAGCACGGCAGTGGCGGTTGAGAATGCCGGTCGTCAGATGATCCGAGCGGAGACCGACCTCGCCAACGCTCTACTGCGTAGGCAGGAGATCCAAGGCGACACTTCAGGCATCGCCGAGCAGATCGAGGCGCTCTTCGAGGCCGAGCAGGTCTTTGGCTCGATCAACACCAGCCTCCAAACCACCACGGCGACTGGCGCGGACCGCACCATTAAGAAAACGGTCGAGGAGGAGGGGAAAGAGGCAGGCGCGTCGGCGTTCGACTCGCTCTGGGAGGGCATGAAGC